AAAGAACTTGGATACAGACCTTCTACCAAGAAGGTTCCGAAGTCTCTTAATTTTAAAACTTATCATTTTACAACAAAAAGTGGTCCTAATGGACACGCTTTATGTTCAGCAATAACTGATTTATTCTCTTTACCAATTTCATTGGTAGAGAGTATAAAAGTTATTGGTGGTAAATTAATAAGTGATAGAATTGATAATCTTTTCTCATCAAAACATCTTATACCTCCTTATGAAGAAAATAGATGTTATCGGAAGATAACTCATTTTCCTGATAAAGAGTATAAGGTAAGAGTGATTGCAATACTTGATTACTGGTCTCAGACCGTATTAAAACCATTACATTCATTTTTAGCGAATGCTTTGAAGAAAATAGATCAAGACCAGACATTTCACCAGGGAGCCTTTAAAGAAAAATTAAAAGATTGTGAGATATTCTACAGTGTTGACCTTACGGCTGCCACTGATAGATTTCCCATAATTCTTATTAGTTCTGTCTTAAAAGGTTTACTTCCTAGTAACTATGTTGACCATTGACAAAATATAATGGTAGGCTACCCGTTTGATTATAAGGAAAGTACGAAGTCTAGGAAACTAGATTTAATGTACGCCACTGGTAATCCGATGGGAGCTTACTCATCATGAGTTTCTTTCGCAATAGCACATCACTATGTGATTTACTATTGTTGTAAGGAACTTAATATTGAATGATCAAAATCAAGGTATTGTCTCTTAGGAGATGATATTGTGATTGGTGACAAAAGACTAGCGGAAGAATACCTAAAGGTAATCAAATCTCTTGGACTTGAAGTGAGCGAATTGAAAACTCACTCATCCAAGGAACTTTATGAATTCGCCAAGAGGCTTATTTATAAGGGTCAAGAGATTACACCATTTCCAATATCTGCACTTGCTGAAAGTGAAAGCAGGAGTTATATCCTAACTTCACTATTAATCGAGTCAGAGAATAAAATGTGGTTGAGTACCGATGGGATCCCGTCAAGTGTCGCTCTCTATTATAGTATTGTCAAATCGATGCGACGAGTTTACTGTCGCAAACAATGAGACAATAGTTATGTCAGCGAACGCATGTTGAAATGCATGCGTGGTGAGATTACGGCTTATATTCTCTTGAACGAGATTAAAAGGCATTACTCTTACCAAATTCGAGATTTAACTGAGGAAGAGTCCTTTGGGATTCTTTCTTCGTTATCTGTCGAAGCTTTCGCTGATTCAAATTATGAGAATGATCATCTAAGAAAGAAACCTAGATCTCCAATTGGATTAGGAGATTTAGCAACTAACTTGGTGATTCATTTCACATCATTTGAAATAGAG